GTGCCGCCCTCGCTCCTGAACTTCTTCTTGAATGAGCTGGACCGCAAATCGCTCTGCGCGCTGCCGCATCTCTTCCATATCTGGGCGCTGGACCACCAGCGCCCGCCGGATGGCGGCTGGCGCGCCTGGGTGATCCTTGGGGGGCGCGGCGCCGGCAAGACGCGGGCAGGGGCCGAATGGGTCCGCTCGCTGGCCGAAGGGGCCAGCCCCTATGATCCCGGCACCGCGCGGCGCATCGCGCTGGTGGCGGAAACCTATGACCAGGTGCGCGACGTGATGATCCACGGCGACAGCGGCATCCTGGCCTGCTCGCCGCCCGACCGGCGCCCCAAGTGGAAAGCGTCGGAGCGCAAGCTGATCTGGCCCAACGGCGCCGAGGCGCAGGCGTTTTCCGCCCACGACCATGAAGCGTTGCGCGGGCCCCAGTTCGACGCCGCCTGGGCGGATGAGCTGGCCAAGTGGAAGAAGGGGCAGGAGAGCTGGGACATGCTGCAATTCGCGCTGCGGCTGGGCCAGGACCCGCGTGTCTGCGTCACCACCACACCGCGCAACGCGCCCGTGCTGAAACGGCTCCTGGCCTCGCCCAGCACCGTCACCACCCACGCCGCGACAGAGGCCAACCGCGCCAACCTCGCGCCCTCCTTCCTGGCGGAGGTGCGGGCGCGCTACGCAGGCACCCGTCTGGGGCGGCAGGAGCTGGACGGGGTGATGCTGTCGGACATCCAGGGCGCGCTCTGGTCCACTGCAGCACTGGTGGAGGCCCAGGTGGCAGAGGCGCCGCCCTTGGACCGGGTGGTGGTCGCCGTCGACCCGGCGGTGAGCGCAGGCAAGAACTCAGACGCCTGCGGCATCGTGGTGGCGGGGGCCGTCACCCACGGCCCGCCGCAGGACTGGCAGGCCTATGTGCTGGCCGATTGCACCGTGCAGGGCGTGGGGCCGCTCGCCTGGGCGCAGGCGGTGATCGCCGCCCGCGACCGCTTTGGCGCCGAGCGGGTGGTGGCAGAGGTCAACCAGGGCGGCGCATTGGTCGAAACCGTGCTGCGCCAGGCCGACCCGCTGGTGCCGTTCCGCGCGCTCCACGCGAAGAAAGGCAAATCCGCCCGCGCCGAACCGGTGGCAGCCCTATACGAGCAAGGCCGGGTGTTTCACCTTCCCGGGCTTGGAGAGCTGGAGGACCAGATGTGCCAGATGACCCCGCAAGGCTACCGCGGCAGCGGCTCGCCCGACCGGGTGGATGCGCTGGTCTGGGCGCTGCATGAGCTGATCATACAGCCGGCTGCCAACCTGCGCAGGCCGCAGGTCAGAGTGCTCTAGAACTTCTCAAAACCAACCGCCTGGCCGCAGGCCGGGCAGCGCCCGTCCGCCCTCCGTCATGCCGGAGGCGTGCTTCCAGCACGATGGGGCGGGCGCTTCACGCCCACCCGCGGACCGGCGCTGCCCTTCGTGATCTCCGCAAACCGCCCGCTGCGCAACGGGCGGTTTCTGTTTTTATTCAGATGGTTGGGGTGGGGTGTTGCGCACCCACCGTACGCACCGCTTGCCAAATCTTCAGGCCTTTCCGGCATCAATGATCCTCAGCAAAGGCGCAGCAGCCCCAAGGGGATCCAGCGCCGGATAGGAACAACCTGAGGAGCGGACAATGGTCTTTGACCTGCTGCGGCGCACAACGCCGGACCCCCGGAAACCGGGCCCCGAAAATCCGGGCCTGGAACAGAAGGCCAGCCAGACCGCCCGCGTGGTCTCCTGGCACGGCGCCGGCCGCATCGCCTGGAGCCCGCGCGACACCGTCTCCCTGACCCGCAGCGGCTTTGCCGGCAATCCGGTCACGCACCGGGTGATCCGTCTCATTGCCGAGGCCGCCGCCGCAGTACCGCTGGTGCTGCAGGACAACCGCCGGCGCTATGACACCCACCCCTGGCTGGCGCTGCTGGCGCGCCCCAACCCGGCGCAGACCCAGGCCGAACTGCTGGAGGCGCTCTACGGCCACCTGCTGCTGTCCGGCAACGCCTATGTCGAGATGGTCGCGGCAGAGGATGCCGCGCCCGCAGAACTGCATGTGCTGCGCTCCGACCGGATGAATGTGGTGCCGGGGCCGGACGGCTGGCCCGCAGGCTTCGACTATGTGGTGGGCGGGCGCAAGCACCGCTTCGCCAACGAACCCGGCAATTCCCCCATCTGCCATATCAAGAGCTTCCACCCGCAGGACGACCACTACGGCCTCTCGGCCCTGCAGTCGGCGGCAATGGCGATTGACGTTCACAACGCCGCCTCCCGCTGGTCCAAGGCGCTCTTGGACAACGCAGCCCGTCCCTCCGGCGCGCTGGTCTGGACCGGCTCCGACGGCCAGGGCCAGATGTCAGACGATCAATTCCGCCACCTAAGTGAAGAGATTCAAACAAATTTCCAGGGTGCCCAGAACGCCGGCCGCCCGATGGTGCTGGAGGGCGGGCTGGATTGGAAGCCGATGGGGTTTTCGCCCTCCGACATGGAATTCCAGAAGACCAAGGACACCGCCGCCCGCGAAATCGCGCTGGCCTTCGGGGTGCCGCCGATGCTGATCGGCATCCCCGGCGATGCGACCTACGCCAATTACCAGGAGGCCAACCGCGCCTTCTACCGGCTGACCGTGCTGCCCCTAGTCTCCAAGGTGACCGCCGCGTTGGGTGACTGGCTGGCCACCTGGACCGGCGACGCGCTGACACTGAAGCCCGACCTCGACCAGCTGCCCGCATTGGCGGCAGAGCGCGAGGCGCAGTGGCGGCGGGTCGCTTCCGCGGATTTCCTCACACCTGCGGAAAAGCGGCAGCTGCTGGGGTTGCCCACAGAAGCCCCAGCCGCACCGCAGACGGAGGGCGGACAGGATGACTGAGCACCCGATGCACGCATTCGATTGTTCACCGGGATTGCGCCTGTCCGCCCATGAGCGGGTGGCCCAGATCCAGCATGAGGCCATGAACCGCCGCCTCGACCGGATCGAACAGATGATGGAGCGGCTGGAAAAACGCCTCTGGCTCACTGTCTACGGCGTCGCCGCGGTAATCCTGGCGCAGGCCTTCCAATCCTTCCTGGCGGTGCAATTGCCGTAACTCCAAAGACTTGCGAGGCAGACATGATGCAGGGAACACCCCAGCTGGAACATAAATTCGCACGCTTCGGCGAGGATCTCTCGCTGAAGGACGCAACCGAGATCAAGGGCTACGCCAGCCTGTTCGGCCAGACTGACCAGGGCGGCGATGTGGTCGAGCGCGGCGCCTATGCCGCCTCGCTCAAGGCGCTCCGCGATCAGGGCCGCAGCGTCAAGATGCTGTGGCAGCACGACCCGCACCAGCCCATCGGCGTCTGGGACGAGGTGCGCGAGGATGCGCGCGGCCTTTATGTAAAAGGCCGCATCCTCACCGCCACCCCCAAGGGCGCCGAGGCTGCCGCGCTGATCGAGGCAGGCGCCATTGACGGCCTCTCGATCGGCTACCGCACTTTGAAAGCCACCCGCGCCCCGGACGGCACCCGCCATCTGACCCAGGTGGAACTGTGGGAGGTGTCGCTGGTCACCTTCCCGATGCTGCCGGCCGCGCGGGTGGCGGGCAAATCCTCCGCCGCGCTGGAGGCGGAAGCGCAAGCGCTGCGCGCCCTGGCCGACGGCCTGCGCCAGATCACCCGTGACCTCAGAACAGGACACTCATCATGAGCAATCAAGACCTCCCGGCCCAAACCGGGGATGCAGCGCCCCTGGCGCATGAAGTGAAACAGGCCATTACCGGCTTTCTTCATGAATTCAAGGGGTTTCAGGACGACGTGCAATCAAGGCTGAAACAGGCAGAAGAGCGAGTGAACATGCTGGACCGTAAGACAATCTCTCCGAACCGCCCCCATCTGGCCGCCAGCCAGGACGCCGGCGCTCCGCATCAGAAGGCGTTCAACGCCTACCTGCGCAGCGGCGACGACGACGGCCTGCGCGGCCTCGAACTGGACGGCAAGGCAATGTCCACGGCCGTCAACAGCGACGGCGGCTACCTGGTCGACCCGCAGACCGCGGAGACCGTGAAATCGGTGCTGAACGCCTCCGCCTCGATCCGTTCGGTGGCCTCGGTGGTGCATGTGGAGGCAACCTCCTATGACGTGCTGATCGACCACAGCGAAATGGGCGCCGGCTGGGCGACCGAAACGGACCCCGCAGCAGAAACCGCCACCGGCTCGATCGACCGCATCACCATCCCGCTGCACGAACTCAGCGCGCTGCCCAAGGCCTCGCAGCGGCTGCTCGATGACAGCGCCTTTGATATCGAGGGCTGGCTGGCCGGACGCATCGCCGACAAATTCGCGCGGTCCGAGGCCGATGCCTTCATCAACGGCGACGGCATCGACAAGCCCACCGGCTTCCTCAGCTACACTGTGGCCGAAAACGGCAGCTGGACCTGGGGCAACCTCGGCTACATCGCCTCCGGCATCGATGCCGACGTCGGCGACGGCGATGCGGTCATCGACCTGGTCTATGCGCTGGGGGCGGAATACCGCGCCAATGCCACCTTCATCATGAACTCCAAGACCGCGGGAATGCTCAGGAAGCTGAAGGACGCCGATGGCCGCTTCCTGTGGTCCGACGGGCTGGCCGCGGCGGAGCCTGCGCGCCTGATGGGCTACCCGGTGCTGATCGCCGAGGACATGCCCGATCCGGCCTCCAACAGCTTTTCCATCGCCTTCGGCGACTTCCGCGCCGGCTACACCATCGCTGAACGCCCGGACCTGCGCGTGCTGCGCGATCCCTTCAGCGCCAAGCCGCATGTGCTGTTCTATGCGACCAAGCGCGTCGGCGGCGACGTCAGCGACTTTGCCGCGATCAAGCTGATGAAATTCGGCGTGAGCTGACGCTTGCGCTGATGGCGGACCGGCAGCCCGGTCCGCCGGCTGGCACGCACCCAATACTTCCTTGCCGTCTAGCTGCTCCCCCTCCGTCCGAGCGGCAGGGAACGGTGCGTGCCGGCCGAACCTTGGAAACGGACAGCAGACCCGGGCCGGCTCAGGGGGAGGCCCGCAGGAGTGAGATGATGATGCTGAGCGAAGTGACCCCCGTGCCCGAGGCCGCCCTGCCGCTGGCCCAGTTCAAGGCGCATCTGCGCCTGGGCACCGGCTTTGGCGAGGACAGCCTGCAGGACGAGGTGCTGTTTGGCTTTCTGCGCGCCGCCCTGGCCGCGATCGAAGGAAGGACCGGCAAGGCGCTGATTACACGCGATTTCGAGCTGGAGATCCGCCACTGGCGCGACCGTGCCCGGATGGTGTTCCCCATCGCCCCGGTACAGGACGTGACAGAGGTGATGGTCCGCGACGCCAGCGGTGCGGAGACGGTTCTGGACCCGGCCGCCTACCATCTGGAGCGCGATAGCCAGCGCCCGCACCTGTGCCCAACCGCCAGCCTGCTTCCGGCCATTCCCGCGGGCGGCCTGGCACGGATCACCCTGCAGGCCGGCATGGCCGCGGACTGGGGCGGTTTGCCCGCCGATCTGGCCCAGGCGGTGATGCTCTTGGCGGCGCATTACTACGAATACCGGGCCGACACCGGCCTGCATGGCGGCTGCATGCCCTTTGGCGTCACCAGCCTGATCGAACGCTACCGCACCCTGCGGCTGACCTTGGGAGGCCTGGCATGAAACGCCCCCCGAACCTGACCCGCAAGCTGGTGCTGGAGGACCCCCAGCGCAGCCCCGACGGCGCCGGCGGCTACACGGAAGCCTGGGTCGCGCTTGGCACCCTCTGGGCTGAGGTGAACCCCTTGAGCGGCCGTCTGAACGGCGACAGCCTGTCTTTGCAGAAATACCGCATCACCCTGCGCGCCAGCCCGGATGGTTTTGCATCCCGCCCGCGCCCTGATCAGCGCTTCCGCGACGGGAACCGCCTCTACCGCATTGATGCGGTTGCGGAAAGCGAGCCCGCAGGCCGTTACCTCACCTGTTTCGCGGTTGAGGAGGTGAGCACATGACCTACGCCATCGCAGGCGGGCTGCAATCCGCCGTCTACACCCATCTGACCGGCGATGCGGCCCTCACCGCACTGGTCGGCAGCGCGATCTATGACGCCATCCCCACAGGCCCCTTGCCGCAGACCTATGTGGCCCTGGGGTCGGAGGAAGTGCTGGACCGCTCCGACATATCCGCGGGCGGGGCTGAGCACCGGTTTTTCATCACCGTCACCACCGACATGGCCGGTTTTGCCACCGCCAAATCCGCCGCCGCCGCCGTCTGCGACGCACTCGTCGGCGCCTCAGTGCCGCTGCCGCGCGGCCAGCTGACGGGCCTCTGGTTCGACCGGGCCAAGGCGGAGCGGCTCAGCACCGGCGGCAGGCAGATCACCCTGCGCTTCCGGGCGCGGGTGGATGACGTTTGAGACATGAAAACAAGGGCTGCGGCTGCCAGGGCGGGCGCGAAAGCGCCTGCCGGGGGGCAGGCAGGCGCAGCCCGGCGTGCCGCCGGGCGGGACGCTTGCAGCACTGAAAGCATTGGAGAAAACCCATGACAGTTCAAAACGGCAAGGACCTCTTGGTCAAAGTGGACATGAACGGCGCCGGCCTGTTCGAAACCATCGCCGGCCTGCGCGCCACAAGGATCAGCTTCAACGCCGAAAGCGTCGATGTTACCAGCCTCGAAAGCCAGGGCGGCTGGCGCGAACTGCTGGCCGGCGCCGGCGTCCGCTCCGCCAGCATTTCCGGCTCCGGCATCTTCCGCGACGAGGCGACGGACGAACGCGCGCGGCAGCTGTTCTTTGACGGGCTCACGCCGGAGTTCCAGGTGATCATTCCCGACTTCGGCATCGTGCAGGGGCCGTTCCAGGTGACCGCGCTGGAATACGCCGGCAGCCACAATGGCGAGGCGACCTATGAACTCTCGCTCGCCAGCGCCGGCCAGCTCAGCTTTGCGGCGGTGTGATCATGGTGAACCCGCAGGCAGGCGAGGCAGAATTGCTCGTGAATGGAAAGCCTTACACGCTGAAGCTGACGCTGGGCGCGCTGGCAGGGCTTGAGGCCGCGCTGGAGGAAGGCACGCTTGTCGACCTGGTTCAGCGGTTCGAGCAGGGCCGGTTTTCGGCCCGCGACGTGCTGGCGCTGCTGGCGGCCGGCCTGCAGGGCGGCGGGCATGAGCTCAGCCGCGAGGACCTCGCCTCCGCCGCCATAGACGGCGGCCCGATGCAGGCGGCACGGGTGGCGGCGGAACTTCTGGTGCGCAGCTTTGCCGTGCCGGACAGCCCATGAGCGCGCTCGACTGGCCCGCCCTGATGCGCGCCGGGATCGCAGGGCTGAAACTGTTGCCGCGCGACTTCTGGCAGCTGACGCCGGCTGAGCTGCGGCTGATGCTGGGCGACGCTGCTGCGCCGCAGCCGCTGGGCCGCGACCGGCTGGCGGCCTTGATGGAGGCCTTCCCGGACGCCGCCAGCCCGGCAAGCCCGCAGGACAAGGAGACAACAGATGACTGACTCATCCGCGATGGCGGAACTGGAACTGCAGGGCGAGGCCTTGGGAGAAGCGCTTGACGGGGCCTCTGGCATGGCCGCCGCCTTTGCCGAGGTGCTGGCGCGGGTCAAGGAAGGGTTTTCCGAGACAGGCCGCGACGCGCAGATCCTGGACCGCAGTCTTTCCAAGGGCTTGCGCCGCGCTTTTGACGATCTGGTGTTTGATGGCACCAGCCTGTCAGAGGCGATGGACACGCTGAGGAACAGCATGATCCGCACCACCTATAACGCGGCGATGAAACCGGTCACCAACCATGTGGGCGGGCTGATCTCCGACGGCATCGGCAGCCTCATCGGAACCATCCTGCCTTTTGCCCAGGGGGCCGCCTTCAGCCAGGGCAAGGTGATGCCTTTTGCCAAGGGCGGCATCGTCACCGGGCCGGTGGCGTTTCCGATGCGCGGCGCCACCGGGCTGATGGGCGAGGCCGGGCCGGAGGCGATCCTGCCGCTGACCCGCGGCGCCGACGGCTCGCTGGGCGTGCGCAGCCAGGGCGGCGGCGCGGTCAATGTGGTGATGAATGTCTCCACCCCCGACGTCAAAGGCTTTGAACGCAGCCGCAGCCAGATTGCGGCGCAGCTGTCGCGGGCGCTGAGCCGCGGCGGGCGCAACCGTTAAGGATGGAGGGTAACACTATGAATTTTCACGAAGTCCGCTTTCCCGCCTCGCTCAGCTTCGGCTCTGTCGGCGGCCCCGAACGGCGCACCGATGTGGTGACGCTGGCCAATGGTTTCGAGGAGCGCAACACCCCCTGGGCGCACTCCCGCCGCCGCTATGACGCGGGGCTGGGCCTGCGTGCGCTGGAGGATATCGAGGTGCTGATCGCCTTCTTCGAGGCGCGCCAGGGGCAGCTTTACGGATTCCGCTGGAAGGACTGGAGCGATTACAAATCCGCCCGGCCCAGCGCCGGGGTTGCGTTCGACGATCAGGTGATCGCAACGGGTGACGGCAGCACCGTGGCGTTCCAGCTCGCCAAGACCTACCGGTCCGGTGAGTTCACCTACCAGCGCCCGATTGCCAAGCCGGTGGCGGGTACCGTCCGGGTCGGCATCGAGCAGGACGAGCTGCGCGAAGGTGTGGATTACGAGCTGGACACCGCCACCGGCCTCATCATCCTGGCGCATCCGCCGGAGGTGGGCCTCAGCATCAGCGCCGGGTTTGAATTCGACGTGCCGGTGCGCTTTGACACTGCCAGCATCCAGACCAGCGTGGCGTCTTTTCAGGCCGGCGAGGCGCCCGCGGTTCCAGTGGTGGAGGTGCGGGTATGAGTAGTGTTTCCAATGATTTGCGCGCCCATCTTCAATCCGGAATCACCACCGTCTGCCGCGCCTGGGCACTGACCCGGCGCGACGGCGCGGTGCTGGGATTCACCGACCACGACTGCGTCCTGTCCTTTGACGGCATCGCGTTCCAGCCCGGCAGCGGGTTGACGGCGCGGGCGGTGCAACAGGCCACCGGCCTGTCGGTCGACAACACCGAGGCCTTGGGGGTTCTGAGCGATGCCGCAGTGCACGAAGAGGACATCGAAGCGGGCCGGTTCGACGGGGCTGAGGTGCGCTGCTGGCTGGTCAACTGGCGGGATGTTTCGATGCGCTGGCTGCAGTTCCGCGGCTCCATCGGCGAGATCCGCCGCGCCGGCGGCGCCTTTGAGGCAGAGCTGCGCGGGCTCACTGAGGCGCTGAACCAGCCGCTGGGGCGGGTTTACCAGAAGCCCTGCACCGCGGTGCTGGGCGATGCTGCTTGCCGTTTTGATCTGGAGACGCCCGGCTATGCCGCGGAGCTGGAAGCGGCAGAGGTGGTGCGCAGCCAGGATTTCCGCTGGGACGCGCTGCCGGGGTTTGAGCCGGGCTGGTTCGGCGATGGCCGCCTGACGGTGCTGAGCGGTGCGGCAGAGGGGTTGTGGGCCGCGGTGAAGGCGGATCAGGCCGACGCCTCGGGGCGCAGGGTTTCGCTGTGGGAGCCGATCCGTGCACAGGTCGCGACGGGCGATCTGGTGCGGCTGGAGGCCGGCTGCGACAAGCGGCTGGAAAGCTGCCGGCTGAAGTTCAACAATATCCTGAATTTCCAAGGCTTTCCCGACATCCCCGGCGAGGACTGGGTGATGGCGGTGCCGCGCCGCTCGGGCTCCAACACCGGGGGCAGCAGGCGATGAGCCGGGTGGTGGCAGCGGCAAGGGGCTGGATCGGCACGCCCTATGTGCACCAGGCGTCGTGCAAGGGCGCGGGATGCGATTGCCTGGGGCTGATCCGAGGCCTGTGGCGCGAGCTTTACGGGGCTGAGCCCGAAGCGCCGCCCGCCTATACGATGGACTGGTCGGAGCCGCAGGGCGCCGAGGCGCTGTGGCAGGCGGCGGCGCGGCATCTGGCGGCGAAGCCGCTGGATGAGGCCGCCGCCGGCGATGTGATCCTGTTCCGGATGCGCGAAGGATCGGTGGCCAAGCATCTGGGGGTGCAGTCCCGAGTTTCGGAGCCAAACGCGAAGGCGGCGCCTGCCGGGCGGGGCCTTTCTGATTGCGGCCCCGCCTTCATCCACGCCTATGCCGGCCACGGGGTTGTCGAAAGCCTGCTGAGCCCGCCCTGGCAGCGCCGCATCGTGGCGCGGTTTCAATTCCCCAAGGAGCTGATCTGATGGCAACCATAGTTCTTTCCGCCGCCGGCGCGGCGATTGGCGGCGCAATCGGCGGCAGCGTCATGGGCCTGTCCTCTGCGGTGATCGGCCGGGCGGTGGGCGCCACCCTGGGGCGGCTCATCGACCAGCGGCTGATGGGCAGCGGCGCCGAAGCCGTGGAAACCGGCAAGGTCGACCGTTTCCGGCTGACCCAGGCCAGCGAAGGAGAGCCGGTGGCGCAGGTCTATGGCCGGATGCGGCTGGGCGGACAGGTGATCTGGTCCTCGCGGTTTCTGGAGACCTCCACCACCACCGGCGGCGGGGGCGGCGGCAAGGGGCGGCCGCGGCCGCCGGAGCCGGAGGTGACCACCTACAGCTACTCCGTGTCGCTGGCGGTTGCGCTCTGCGAGGGGGAGGTGGCCCATGTCTCGCGGGTCTGGGCCGATGGCGAGGAAGTGTCGCCCAAGGATCTGAACATGCGCGTCTACCGCGGCACCGCCGATCAGCTGCCTGACCCGGTGATGGAGGCGGTCGAGGGCGCGGGCAAGGTGCCAGCCTACCGCGGCACGGCTTACGTGGTGATGGAGGATGTGCCGCTGGCGCGCTTCGGCAACCGGGTGCCGCAGTTCTCCTTTGATGTGCTGCGCCCCGAACAGCCCGCCGGCAGCACCCATGCAGAGGATCTGGGCCAGCTGGTGCAGGGCGTGGCGCTGATGCCGGGAACCGGCGAATACGCGCTGGCTGCCGGCCGCGTGACCTATTCCGGCGGGCCGGGGGATGCCAAGGCCGCCAATGAGCATACGCACGCCGGGATGTCCGACCTCAAGACCTCTTTGACCGCATTGCGCAAGGAACTGCCGGGCTGCGGCGCGGCCTCGCTCATCGTGTCGTGGTTCGGCAATGACCTGCGCTGCGGCAGCTGCCGCTTGAAACCCAAGGTGGAGCACAAGGACGCCGAGGGAGACATGCCGTGGTCCGTCAGCGGCCTGAGCCGCAGCGCGGCGGAGCGGGTGCTGACCAAGGACGGCACGCCGCAATACGGCGGCACGCCGGCCGACGGCTCGGTAATCCAGGCGATCCAGGAGATGCACAAGCGGGGCCTGCGGGTGATGTTCTACCCGTTCATCCTGATGGACCAGGCGGAGGGCAACAGCCTGCCCGACCCCTGGACCGGCGGCGAGGGCCAGCCGCATCTGCCCTGGCGCGGGCGCATCACCCTGTCCGCAGCACCGGGCCAGCCCGGATCGCCCGACGGCACCGCCGCGGCGGATGCGCAGGTGGCGGCGTTCTTTGGCAGCGTCACGGCCAGCGATTTCAGCGTCAGCGGCGGCAGCGTCAGCTACAGCGGCCCGCAGGAATGGACCCTCAGCCGCTTCATCCTGCACAATGCGGCGCTGTGCAAGGTAGCGGGCGGGGTCGAGGCCTTCTGCATCAGTTCCGAAATGCGGGGGCTGACCCAGATCCGCGGCGCCAATGGCTTTCCTGCGGTGGCCCGGCTGCGGGCGCTGGCGGCAGAGGTGCGCCAGCTGCTAGGGGCCGGGACCAGGATCAGCTATGCCGCCGACTGGTCGGAGTACTGGGGCTACCAGTCGCCGGAGGGCGACCGGTATTTCCACCTCGACCCGCTGTGGGCGGACGACAACATCGATTTCATCGGCATCGACAATTACATGCCGCTGAGCGACTGGCGCGGCGGCGAGGATCATCTGGATGCGCAGGCGGGCGTGCCGGCCATCTATGACCTTGGTTACCTGCGCGGCAATGTGGAGGGCGGCGAGGGGTTCGACTGGTACTACCGATCCGGCGGCGCGCGGGCGGCGCAGATCCGCACCCCGATCACCGACGGGGCGCACGGCGAGCCCTGGGTGTGGCGCTACAAGGACATCCGCGGCTGGTGGGGCAATCCGCACCACGAGCGGACCGGCGGGGTGCGGCAGGAGGCGCCCACCGCCTGGGTGCCGCAGTCGAAACCGGTGTGGTTCACCGAACTGGGCTGCGCCGCCATCGACAAGGGCACCAACCAGCCCAACAAATTCCTGGACCCGAAAAGCTCAGAATCCAGATTGCCGTATCATTCCAACGGGATGCGGGACGATCTGATGCAGATCCAGTATCTGCGGGCCATTCTGGGCTATTGGGGTGCGGCGGAAAACAATCCGGTTTCCGAGGCATACGGCGGGCCGATGCTGGACATGGCCAATGCCTATGTCTGGGCCTGGGACGCCCGGCCGTTTCCGGCCTTTCCCAGCCGCAGCAAGGTCTGGAACGACGGCGAAAACTACCTGCGCGGCCACTGGCTGAACGGGCGGGCCGGGCAGCGCACGCTGGCCTCGGTGGTGGAGGAAGTGTGCCGCCGTGCCGGGCTGCAGGACATTGATGTCTCGCAGCTTTACGGCGTGGTGCATGGCTATGTCGTGCCGGATGTGGCCGACGCCCGCGCGGTGCTGCAGCCGCTGATGCTGCGGCACGGGTTTGACGCGGTGGAACGCGGCGGCGTCCTGATGTTCCGGACCCGCAAGGGCAGCAGCGGCACGTCGCTGCTGCCGGAGCATCTGGCGGTGAGCGATGAGATGGACAGCAGCCTGGAGCTGAGCCGCGCCAGCGAGGCGGAGCTGGCGGGCAGGGTGCGGCTGCGGTTCACCGAGTGGGGCGGCGACCATGCCGTGCGCTCGGTGGAGGCGGTGCTGCCGGATGAGGCAACGCACAGCGTCAGCCAGAACGAGCTGCCGCTGTCGCTGACAAGGGCCGAGGCGCGCCAGACCGTCAGCCGCTGGCTGGCAGAGGCGCGGATCTCCCGCGACACGGTCCGGTTCGCGCTGCCGCCCTCGATGCTGCATCTTGGTGCGGGGGATGTGGTCTCGCTGCCGGTGGACGGCAAGGACCAGTTTTACCGCATCGACCGGGTCGAGCAGGCAGAAGCGCAGATGCTGGAGGCGGTGCGGATCGAGCCCGGCACCTATGACCTGGCCGCGGTGGCGGAGGAGCTGCCGGGGGTCAATGCCTTTGCCGCGCCCGGGCCGGTGCTGCCGTTGTTCATGGACCTGCCGCTGATGCGCGGCGACGAGGTGCCGCATGCGCCGCATCTGGCGCTGACCGCCGCGGCCTGGCCGGGCAGCGTGGCGGTCTATGGATCGGAAGCGGATGAGAATTACGCTCTGGAACAGGTGGTTGCAGCGCGGCAGGTCATTGGCGTCACGCAGACGCCGCTGTTTGCGGCCGGACCCGGGCGCTGGGACCTGGGCGCGGATCTGCAGGTAAAGCTGATCTCAGGCACGCTGGAGAGCCGCAGCGCCGAAGCGGTGCTGAACGGCGCCAATGCCGCGGCCATCGGCGACGGCACGGCCGGCAACTGGGAGCTGTTCCAGTTCCGCGAGGCGGAGCTGATTGCGCCGCAGACCTATCTTCTGCGCGGCCGCCTGCGCGGCCAGCTGGGCAGCGACGCGCTGATGCCGCAGGTCTGGCCTGCCGGGTCGTATGTCGTGCTGCTGGACGGCACGCCGGTGCAGATGGACCTGTCGCCGGAGCAGCGCCGCAGGCTGCGGCACTACCGGATCGGCCCGGCCCAGCGGGGGCTGGAGGATCCGTCCTACCTGCATCTGCAGGAAGCCTTTGAGGGCATCGGCCTGAGGCCCTATGCGCCGGTGCATCTGCGGCTGGACGGGGGGCTGGGGCAGGACACAGGCGTCTCGTGGGTGCGCCGGACCCGGATCGAGGGCGACAGCTGGGACCTGGAGGAGGTGCCGCTGGGCGAAGAGACCGAATCCTACCGCATCCGGGTGCTGCGCGGGTCCGCGGTGCTGCGTGAGGCGGTTTCCGCCAGCACCGCCTGGAGCTATCCGGCCGCTTGGCAGGCGGCGGACGGGGTGCAGGCGGGCGATGTGATCGAGGTGGCGCAGCGGTCTGCCCGGTTCGGCGCGGGCCTTGCAGCGACGGTTGTGCTGGCATGAGGCAGCCGGTGCTGCCCGGTGATGTGTCGGCGGTGGCGCGGGCCCTGCTGCGGGTGCCGCAGGATCAGCGGCTTTCCCTCTGCCGCCGGATTTTTGGCGGTGCGGCGGAGGCGGCAGCGCATTGCGCAGTGCTTGGCAGGCTGCACCGGAGCTGGGGCGACGGCAGCCTGAGCGCAGCGGCCCGGCGGTTCGAATTGGCGGAGGAGCCGTTTCTGGATGATGCGGCCTATCTCAGCTGCACCCGGCTGGTGCTGCGGGAACTGTCGGTAGTGCTGGAGACGGGCGGGGAGGCATCCACCCGTCAGGCTGGCGGGGTCAAGGAGGGCCGCAGGCCCCCGCGCCCCGGCGCGGCTTGTCCTTGA